TTCATAGTGTACCCCTAGTAGCAAGGCACTCCTTCAGCCTGATTAGCCAGATTGGTTCACTGGTGCTACGAAACGAACCATCTTCTCAGGTAATAACCCCCATAGCTAGAAAGCATTAGACTGCGTTCTAAGCCCTCTATATAATCCCGCCTTAACAACCTGAGACCCCCTATGAAAACCATCCTTATACTGGCGATAATCGCCCTAGTATTCATTGCCTATGACGATTTAGGCGGCAAATACATGAGAAAAGAAGACCAACCTGAAAATTAATTGCTTGACTGTAAAGCATTGGTTATAGTATATAGGCGATAGATAGAACCAATAATGAGGTAACTACTATGTTGAGCCTAGAGCTAACTAACAAGATCAACACTTGCAAAGAGAACGGATGGACTGATCTATTGTCTAAGCTAGACGAGATCACCCAGAGCCTAATCGAGAACCCTAGTGCAGGGCATCAGATCAAAACAGCATTAGTCTTTTGGAAAGATGCTGTTGAATGTCGCACTAAAGGTTTACCACCAAAAGAACATGATATAATAATCAAAAACCCAAAAATGAATACCAGACAGGTGTTCGGAGCAGATATGTAAATGTTAAAAATAAACTATAGGGAAACTGGGGAGTTAATACCATACGTCAATAATAGTAGAACACACAGCGAACAGCAGGTTCAACAGGTGGCTTCTAGTATTAAAGAGTTTGGTTTTACTAACCCCATATTGATAGATGAGCAAGACAGCATAATAGCAGGGCATGGTCGGCTTCTAGCGGCACAAAAGCTAAAGCTCGGTGAAGTGCCTACCATTACGCTAGAGGGGCTTACAGAGGCACAGCGCAAAGCCTATGTTATTGCTGACAACCAATTAGCATTAAATGCTGACTGGGATATAGATGCATTGAAAATTGAAGTTAGCAGATTAACAGAATTAGAATTTAATTTAGATGTTCTTGGGTTTGATGATGATATGCTTAAGAGCTTGACAGATACATTTGAGCCTAATTTTGACCCTGCTACAGAAGAAGAGCAAGGTCAGTTAGATGAACTTGACCCTAAGTGGATAGATTGTCCACATTGTGGAAAAGAGTTTGATATGAGGGGTGTAGAATGATTTTAAACCATGAACAAAAAAACAAAAACATATTAAGTCGTTTTGATACTGAGAAAAGCGGTTCTAAGATTCGCAAGTATGAATTTGAGATGAATGGCAAAAAAGTAAGAATGATTAATATGGATAACGCTACATTAGAACAAGCAAAAAAATCATTAAAAAGCAGATGGGGCGAATTAGTACAAAATGTCAAAGAATGCTAAACTAAAAATAGATTGGGCTAGTTTTGATGCGGCTAAGTATGCTTGTGAAAATTGGCATTATAGTGGTGTTATACCTGTTGGCAAATTGGTAAAAGTTGGTGCATGGGAAGATGGCAAGTTTATCGGAGTGGTTTTATTCGGTAGAGGTGCTAACAACAATATGCTAAAACCATTTGGCTTAAAAGCAGATGAAGGTTGTGAGTTAGTACGTATAGCATTAACAAAACATAAAACACCAGTAAGTAAGATAATGGCATTAGCAATTAAGTTTCTTAAAAAAGCCAACACAGGTTTAAAACTTGTGGTTAGTTATGCTGATGCTGACCAAAACCATCATGGCGGAATCTACCAAGCAACTAATTGGGTTTATAGTGGTCTTATGAATGCAGGTAGTATGGGTGCTTTTATTATCAATGGTAAAAAAACACATCCTAAATCTGTACACAGTAAAGGTGTTAAGCAAAATATAGATGCAGTAAGAAAAAATTTAGACCCTAACGCTACTGTATTTTATACAAAGGGAAAACATAGATATTTAATGGCATTGGACAAAGAAACAAAACAGTCTATAATGCATTTAAGCAAACCTTATCCGAAGCGTGCAAAAGAGCAGGCACTAGAGAACCCCTCTAGTCTGGGCGGTGCAACTCCGACCTGTACGCTCCAAGTTTCCTAATTATGAAAATAGGCAATCAAGGCGATGGGGGTGGCAGACCACCTGTAGTGCTTACAGATGCACAGATAATAGAACTGCAAGCATTAGCCGCTGTATTAAACAAAACACAAGTAGCAGACTATTTCGGTATCACCGAGAAGACTTTGCGTGAAATAGAAAAACGCCAACCAGAAGTAAATACCGCATATAAAAAGGGTAAGGTAAAGCAGATAGCCAGTATGGGTAGCAACCTTGTCCAGTTAGCTAAATCAGGTAATGTGTCCGCAAATATCTTCTATCTTAAAACGCAGGGCGGTTGGAAAGAAGAGCAACAAGAGCCTTTAGAAATACCCCCTTTGAATATTGTATTAAGCAATGCAACTGACAACTCCTCAGACTGATATATTTACATCATCTGCTCGGTTTAGAACTGTTGTAGCAGGGCGTAGGTTCGGCAAGACGTTTTTGTCTACTATCGAGATACTTAGGGCGGCTATAGGCGGTAAGAATAGAAACGTATGGTATATCGCTCCTACCTATGGTTCTGCAAAGGAAATTGCATGGAATATGCTTATACACACTATTCCAGAAGAGTACATATACAAGACGAATGAGACAGCATTAACCATTAAGCTGATCAATGGTTCAACGATTGCGTTAAAGGGTGCAGAGAAACCTAACAACCTACGTGGTAGGGCATTGGACTTTGTGGTGCTAGATGAGTTTGCAGACATGAAACCTGAGACTTGGAGTGAGGTAATAAGACCAAGTTTGAGTGATCGTCAGGGTAGTTGTATTTTTATTGGTACGCCTAAAGGGCGCAATCATTTTTACGATATATGGGCTGATGGTTTAACTGGCAAAGATCATTGGGAAAGCTACCAGTACACAACCATTGATGGCGGCAATGTACCATCAGAAGAAATAGAACAAGCCAAGATGGACTTAGACGAGCGCACTTTCAACCAAGAATACTGCGCTGAGTTTGTGACTTACTCTGGTTTGATATATTATGCCTTTAGTAGAGAGCTATCAGTAGAACCTATTGAGGACAATGGTGGTACACTACACATTGGTATGGATTTCAACTTAGACCCAATGAGTGCTGTTATATGCTTAAGGCATGGGCAAGACTTACTGGCTATAGATGAAATCGTTATGTATGGGTCTAACACAGATGAGATGGTTGCTGAGATAAAGGATAGGTATCCTGATAGGCACTGTATCATTTATCCTGACCCTGCATCAAGACAGCGCAAAACAAGCGCAGGTGGTCGGACTGATTTGTCGATCTTACAAAACGCAGGATTTAGCGTTAAGGCGAAGAAAGCTCACCCGTTGGTCAGGGATAGAATCAACGCGGTTAATAGTCGTTTACTGTCTGGAGATAGTGAGCGGCATTTGTTTGTAAGCCCTAAGTGCAAGCAAACGATTAAGAGTTTAGAAAGACAGACATACAAAGAGGGTACAAGTATTCCTAACAAGGATGGCACTGATCATATGAATGATGCGTTAGGCTACCTAGTAGAGTATTTGTTCCCAATCAGAACTGAATATAACACCCCGCAACCGACTAGGTGGACTTGATGGAAACAAGAGAGATCGATAACACACACCCAATATATGATGACTACAAGCACAGATGGTCATTCTATCTTAGAAGCTACATGGGTGGAGAAGATTATAAAGATGGCGGCTACCTGACAAGCTACATCTCAGAAGACAAAGACGAATATGCTAGACGTTTAGACCTTACCCCGATGGACAATCACTGTAAGAACATTGTCCACATCTACTCTAGTTTCCTTTGGCGCGTACCGCCGACCAGAGCATTCAATAGCCTAGCCAACAATGCCGCACTAGAACCTTTTATGAAAGATGCTGATCTTGATGGTCGTTCTTTTAATGCGTTTATGAGACAGGCGCAGATATGGTCTAGCGTATATGGACACGTATGGTTAATGATCGATAAGCCTCAGTCTAATGCGGCTACAAGGGCAGAAGAGTTAGATCAAGAGATTCGCCCTTACATGACAATGATCACACCTGAGAACGTATTTGACTGGAAGTACGAGAGAACGCCTAGCGGTCGTTTTAAGCTCGTTTATCTAAAGGTAAGGGAATCAGTAGACCGCATCAACGAAACAGAGACAGAGGTCTATTATAGGGTTTGGCGTGAAGACACAATCGAAACTTGGCGCGCCACTAACAATGGTGAGCAAAAGATTGAAGAGATTGACAACGCACTAGGCAAGATACCTGCTATTTTTGTTCCTGCTCAAAGATCACAGATACGCGGTATTGGCACAAGTGATATATCAGATGTGTCGTATATGCAAAGAGCTATCTACCAAGAGCTATCAGAAGTAGAACAGTTGATTCGTATCAGTAACCACCCAACACTAGTGAAGACGTTTGAGACCGATGCTAGTGCAGGTGCAGGAGCAGTGATTAACTTACCTGATGATATGGATGGCAACCTAAAGCCATACCAGATGCAACCATCAGGGGCTAACCTAGATGCTGTCATGAAGTCTATCAACGAAAAGGTAGAATCTATCAATCGCATGGCTCACATGGGCGCAGTGCGTGGCACAGAAGCAATGACTCAATCAGGCGTAGCTATGCAGACAGAGTTTCAGATGCTTAACGCTAAACTCGCTGAGAAAGCAGATATTCTTGAGTTGGTAGAGGAGCAGATCTTTGACCTGTTCTGTCAGTGGCAACAAGTAACCAATGACGTAGAGGTGTTCTATCCTGATGCGTTCGACCTAAGAGACTACGACAAAGAGCTAGTGTTCCTACAGCAGATGCGAGCCACTGGCGTTAAATCTGAAACATTAGGAAAGGAGATCGACAAGAAGATTGCTGATCTAGTGCTTGATGACGATATGCTTGCTAAAGCACATAATGAGATTGATTCAGGTTCACAGCGCATTGGTAACTTTGCCGATGAGATAACCAATGGCGGCTGATACTGACCATTTCAATATTGTTGATAGGTTAGCTGATAGGCATGAAGAAAGATTAGCCTCTGCACTTGTTACTTTAGAGAATAGAGTCGTTGATCTAATGGCATCAGCACCATTGAAAGATGGCGAGCTTTTTGATTTGGAATGGGCGTTAAACGCAAGAACTGAATTACGTCAGGCAATATCCGAAGAATATTTAACGCAAGTTGATAGTGTTATCAGGGATTATGGTCAGGTAGCTGATAGCGTAGTAGATATGCTTGGTAACTATGGAGACTTTGTTGACCTTGATCGCTCCGTAGTCAACCAGTTACAGCAAATGACGTTTCAGGGCATGGAAGATTTAGGTCTTGAGTATTTAGACGTTTTAGCGAAGCAAGTTTACGAAAGCACTTTAACAGGTGCTACTTTTGCGCAAAGTGTTTCAGCAGTGCAGGCTGTTGTAGGCACAGAAATGGCAAGATACGTCAAACAGCAGATACATGATTCATTAACGCAATTTGATGCGGCAATTAATGCTAAAGTTGCTTTAGATTCAGGCGCGGAAAAATTTATTTATTTAGGCTCTAATGATGAAGTGACTAGAGGCTTTTGCCAAAGGCATGTAGATAAGGTTTACACGATTAACGAAATGAAAGAAATTTGGCAAGGCGAATGGGCAGGAAAAAGCGGATCTAATCCATTCATAAACAAAGGTGGCTATAACTGCAGACATAGATGGCGACCAGTTAAATTTAAGGATCAGACATAATGCCAAAAGGCGCAGGAACATACGGAAGCAAGGTCGGAAGACCTAAGAAAAAGAAACGCAAGACAAAGAAATAACTTGTGTTAAACTAACGATTCACCAACTACTCCTAGTGAGGCACGCAACATGAGCGATACAATCATGGAAACCATAGAAGAAGCTGAGACTGAAACAGCGGCAGTAGAAACACAGGCAAAGACATTTTCACAAGAAGAACTAGACCGAATCGTAGCCGATCGGATTGCTAGAGAACAGCGCAAGTTTGATAAGCGGCTAGGTGGCATTAACTTAGATGAAGCCAAAGAGCTACTTACTCAAAAGGAACAGGCTGAGATTGAGCAACAGAAACAGCGCGGAGAGTTTGATTCTATCTTGAAGAATACTGTCGAAAAGAAAGATGCAGTGATCAACAGTTACAAGGCTAGATTGCAAGAGACGTTAATTGATGGACAGTTAACCAGTGCGGCTAGTCGGAATAACGCAGTTGATACAGCTCAAGTAACTGCGCTACTGAAAGGTAGCACTCGACTAAATGAAGATGGGGCGGTCGAGATTGTAGATAATAACGGGACACCTAGATATAATGATAAAGGTGATCTGTTATCTGTCGATGAGATGGTTACAGAATTTTTAACTGTTAACCCACAC